TGTGTCTGCCTTTGATGCTACTGCCGTAACAAGCGCATCAAACTCAGTGTCAAAATCAGCCCCTTTGATAATCTTCGCAGGGTTGCCCGTAGGAAGAGTATCTTTGGCTGTAAAGTTTGTAGTCTTTGTATAATTGCTCATTAGATCATCCTACCTATTAAAGCTTGAATATTAACTTCCTGCAAAGATAAAGCGTTTTGATTTATAGTAGCATCCATACCTATGGTTACTACCGTCCCTGAACCCGATGTTTTAGTCTTTGGTCTGTCCACAATGATGGAGGGGCTGTATTCTGAAGAAGATACATTATATTCATTTTCGTTGTAATAAGCTGTTTGACTACCAGAATCAATGGTTACAATTTGCTTAGTATATGCTTGAGTATAGTCATATCCCCAGTTAATAACTGCCTGTGCTCCCTGACCTCCCATAAATGTTATAATAATTTCTTTTAAAATCTTTAGTCTTGAAGTATCCCCAAAGGATAAGGGGTTGCTAAAGTAAGACATATCATAAGGCTGTCCGTAATCCTGATAGTTACTGTAAGTAGCAATACCGTTAGTGTTGCCTACGTACAGAGTACCGTCCTGTAGCCTCTCTAAACCCCTAAGAGTCGTGTCTGACCATGTAGTAACCCTATGAGAGCCATCCTCTAAAGGAGTCCTCATATCAAAACAATAAACGTACTTTGAGTCAGAAAAAGACAGTAAGTAAAAAGCTTCCTCAGGGCTGTAGATAGATCGTAGGGGGCTGTTGACCTGCTGTGCGTTAATGTACAGTAAATCATTACGAACATTTTTACTGATGTCCCTAACGGGCATTGACTTTTCTTGTATTGTCCTTCCAAAACTTCTTAGCCCTTCACTGGACATAAAAATTAAATCAGTACCTGTGGGCTGTACAGTGTCTCTATCAATACAACCTACATTGGCTATAGTGTCCGTCAAAGACATTGTAGTAGGGTCTGTGGCTCCTTGATAGACAACAATGGAGTTTTTGCCAAATATAATTAAAAAGTTATTGTGTGCTGCTAAAGCTACAATCTCATCTAAACCGTTGGGCCATACTTTACTGATATCAATGGAACCTGAAGAACCTCCCGACCATGCAGATCCGTCAAGCAAGTCAGACCAATAAATAGTGGACTTGTCAGTGGAAAAGTCTGCAACCCAAAGTCTACCAAAGGCTGCTAATACTTCATTAGCCTGTGGTGGTGTTCCAACGGCGTGTAGATGAGCAGACATCTTTTCTACAACACCTGAATGAGCAGAGTAGATTAAAGGCTCGTATCCTCTTTGAAACATATAAAGATGGTCATTAAAGTTTACCATCTTCCAGTTGTTAGTTGTGATAGTATATGCAGCGGGAGTAGCGTCAGTTAGCGTTGTAGTGCCAGTAAATATCTTATTGTTACCCGCTGAAATAACAACATTGTTACCAGTGGGGTTTATGTACTCTTTAATAACCTCAAGCCCGTTACTACCGTCTATAGGTGTTGTGCTTGTGGTTACAGCGGTAAAGCCTTTACGAGAGCCTATACGTCCAAATTGGTCAATAATGCAATTATCTGCAATGGACGCATAGGAAGCATCCAGCGTAATAGGAGAGTCTTGTGTGTTAAGACCTCTAAAGGCTGGAGCAGCAATCGTTATATTTTGTCTGTCTTGAGCCATATTAGACTGCCCTATAAACCATTTCTTCTGGATGTTTATAAGCGTCCAAAGCTATTGCATCGGACAAGTAATTTTGAGCAAAACTTAAAAGTTCTCCTGCTGACCTACCCCCAGTTTCTCCTCTTTCTCTGGCTGCTAAAGCCAACGCCATGTGTAGTACAGGCATGTGAGGGATAATAAGCTGAGAAGTATCCTCAGTTAAGTCTGGGTTTCGTTGTACGCAGTTTACACGTATTGTGTATACTCCGTTAGGTATTGGATATAAATCAACTTGAGTGTCCCCGTTAGAATCTACACCGTTAAAGTTATAGAACGTAGGGCTTGACTTTGGAGGAGTCTCGTTTAAAAAAGCATTGTCCATCCAATGAGTGTCTTTGTAAGTCATAAACCAATTAGACGTGTCATTAATAACGTCAATAATTTTAATTCTATTACCACTGCCTACAAGCACATAGTTAAAAATATCCGCTGTAGTTGTAATTGTTAGTGTTGTTCGTAAAGCAGACCAATCCCAAGCATCTTCTACAATCCTTTTAGCATCATTAACTAAATCACCAATAAGGAGAGAATAAGGGTTTTGGTCTACAGCAGAGACTTGATTTTCTCTGAGTCTTCGTAAGACCCCATTTACTAATTCTAAATACGTCATCTTCTAGTCCTAAGAGGATTATAGTCTATAAAATCAAACATTCTTGGTTTTAAAAGCTCTGTGTTATAACTTAAAGGTTGGTAGTTAGGTTCAAAAATTGACGGTGACTCTATTGAAAGCAAACCTGAACCTCCTAAACCTAAAACACCATCACCAGAGTCGTCTCCGTCTTTATCTCCATCACCATCTCCATTTTCATTTCCATCACCAACCTCTGCATCACCAACCTCTGCATCGCCAACTTCTGCATCACCAGTATCTGTACCACCGGTTGTTGTGCTATTGGTATCTGTACCACCGGTTGTTGTGCCACCAGTTTCTGTACCGCCTGTTGTTGTGCCATTTGTTTCTACAACAACATTTTCTGTACCTTGATTAACAACAGTGTCCGTAAGAATGTCAGTTATAAGTTCATCTACAGTTTCAGTAGAATTTCCAGTTAGAACATCAACAACCGTCGTGTCCGGTTCTTCTACTACTTCTGTACTTGTTGAAGGTATTGTAGTTGGTGTGCCTAGTATGTCTTCTTCGTCTTCGTCAATTTGTTCACCACTTTGCCCATAAACACCGTCTTCAGTAGGAAGCCAGTCAGGAATATTAGTTGCTGGCAGCCATTCATCAATATTGTCAATGTCTCTAATGTAGACTACACCGTCCCGTATTATCCAAAAAGGCCGGTCACTTGTGGTTACTTCTCCGGTATCGTCTGAAATAACAGGAGAAGTTTGCCCAGCGTCTCCTCCTTGAGTTGTTACAACGCCTCCTGTTTCAGCTACTGCTTCTTCTAAAGCAGCTTCTGCATCTGTTGGTTCAGTCACTGCCGCTGCCTCAGCACTTTCTTCAGAAGCACCACCACCAGTGGCGTCAGTTGTTGGTTGTTCCGGTATGTAAGGATCTATTTCTACGTTTACTGCAGGTTCTGTAACTTCAAAACCTACGTCTTGAATTTTAACTGCATCGGGAGTAGTGTCAGGAACAGGTAAAGGATCAGTAGTAAAGTCTTCTTCTCCTATGGTTTCAGTAACAGTAGTTTCACCTACAGGCAATGTACTATCAATATATTCGGTTACAATGTCATCAGTACCTTTAATAGTACCTTTTGTGCCACCTAAAATGTCATTAATTTCTTCAGTAGTCGGTCTTCTGCCTAACTCTGCCTGAAAAATTCTATACAGGTCTTTTATGTTTACGATATTGTCTCTTACGTAATCATTAATTCTACCAGTTATTTCTAGTTCTTTTGACTGGTCGCTTAATCTGTCCCAACTATCTCCCCACTCTTCTTCAACAGAATCTACAATAGCTTGTATTTCTTCTGGAGTAGCGTCTGAGTACCTTCTGTTTTCAAAAGCTTCACTAATAAAGTCTTCGTTTAAAAAAGAATCTTCAGCAGTACCAACAGAACCTACTGGATCTGTAATACGATTACTTGTTCCTGTTACAGTCTCAGGTTCAAGTCCTTCAGATTCCATAATTTTTTCTTCACCCATAAGCTCTGGGTCTGCTTCTAAGGAGACTACTACATCTTCTGGGATTGTTTCATCAGGAGATATTGTGTTTTTTACTTCAGATATTAAATCAAGAGCTTCTTCAATTTCTCCTGCAACTGATGAAACATCCCTATAAATAGATACTACTTCTAAGGCTGTGTCTAAAAAATCTTTAGTTTGATCTGCTGTAGCAACAGCGTCTGAAAACGACAGCACACCGTTAGTTATTTCTGCTGCACCGCCAGCAGCCTGCACTCCACTTGCTAAGGTAGCAAGAGCTGAAGTTATTTCTCCTGTAACACCTGCTATTAAAACTGCTTCAAGAACAGAAGAAACAACTCTACCTATTTTATCTATAGTATCAAAAGGTTCTACAGTCTGCTTGTATTCACCTAAAGCTACATCGTCAAACTGTCCGTAATTAAGCTCATACTGCGCCCCATCTGGAGATAAAACACTAACAGGTATTCCTGCTTGGTCAGCAGCAGCTTTAACAGCGTTTACGTATTCTTGCTGAACTAGTCTATCAGAAGTAACACGAACACCTCTTTCATTTCCTCTAGACCCACCAAGATTTTGTAAGGGAGTTGTAGAAAGAGAACCTAGTGTACCATCTGGGCCTATAGTTGTGCTGCTTAAAAAATCTGAAACATTATCCCACTGAGAAGCAAGATACGCGCCAAACTCATCAGCAGATCCTGTAAACTCTTCTGTCTGGTAACCTTCGGATTTAATAATAGAGTTAAAGTTTTCAGCACCCCAGTAGTCAGTTACTTGATCTGCGGTATAAGTACCGTCTACTAGACCATTAAGTACAGCACCGCCTTTTACATTACCCCATTCTTGTCTAAATCTTCTAGCAAGCTCTTTTTGTTCGTCAGTACGCTCACCTTTGATACCAAAGTAAACTTCCGGTCTTCTAACGTCCCACCAAGCTACAGCAGTCTTTGCGTACTCTTCGTCTAACTGACGATCAATCTCAGCTTGACCTGTCTTAACAGTTCTAAGACTAGTACTTTTTGTCTTACTCATTACGATTATTCCAGAGATCAAACAGAGTTTTAATCTTTTCTTCCACTACGTCCATACGGGACATTAGCTTACCCAAAGTAAGGACAAGCACAATAAAGCCCACAAAGATGGGCCAGATT